ACCAGCCCCTCTTCCAACGGGAGCGAATCTTGACCTTCATGGAACTGGTCTCAAAGTCCCAATCGTGAAGCACGTTGGGCTTCTCGCGCCAGTAGGTACGCACGTTGTGCTTGCTCGGCTCAGCGAGCAGGAAGAACGCGTTGGTGTCAGTCAGATACGGAGTCGCCACAACAACCAGCCCGTCATCCTTGAAGGCATTGAGGGCGTTGTCAGCCGTGTCAGCGCGAAGCTCACTGCCAAGCAGCTCCATCGCCAGCCACTTCTGGTTGTAGCTGACAAGGAGAATCTTCGGACGCCAGTGGACAATCTTGCCCGCGTCATCCTTGGTATTCGCAATGTCATTGAGCGCCACACGCAGCTGGGCAACCGAGAGGTCACCGTCAGTGGTGGGGCGATTCTGCTGCGTGCCACCGCCCACCAGCGGGTGAGCCGTGCTAAACAGCGCAACACCATCCGGCGAGCCGGTAGTGCTGGTGAAGCCGTTGTTGAAGATGTTGGCATGATCCACGTCATACGTGTAATTCATGCTCCCACCGAGGGCGCGAGCGGCGTCGCTCACTACCTCTTCCTGCTCGTCATCAAGCGCTTCCTTAGAAGCGCGGAAAGCCAGCTCATACGAGTCAGCCTGATAACGCACATCAAAGCCCTGCGCCAGATCCTCATACGTCACCGCCGCACCCTCAGCCTTGATCGGCACCTGGCCAAAGGAAGCAACAGTAGTCGTCTGAACGAACGGCTTGTTACCCATATCACGCACCTTGAGGATGCGCTGGAATACGCCCGCCTCAATCGGCATCTCATCGAAAAGCACATCTTCGAGGAATGCGAGACGAGTCAGGTACAGATCGGGAAGGTTAGTCCTAAGAGTAGCCATTGATTGTCCTTAGCCCCCTTAGGTAGTGAGGTTACTTACGAAGTCAGTCGCCGGGGCAGCCTTGACGATGTACTTCTTGGAGGTAGCGTCCGAAGAGGTCCACACATCAATCGGGTGGATTCCAATAAGACGCAGAATGCCCGCAGAGGTGGTAGCCGTGGGGCTGAGCGCCATCTTGCTACGGCCAACGAGCGTGCTGGGGATGCCAGTGCCGGTAGCGGTAGTGACGAGGGCGATGTTCTGACCAATGTGAAGCTGGGTGATAACAGCAGACGACGCCGCCGTGCATACAAAATACTGCAGCGGGTCATCGTACACGAGCAGGTTAAGCGTACCCTGCGCGAAGTCAGCAGTGCTGAGCGGCGCAGCAGCAGCGCCAATCAGGTGCAGCGAATCCGCCGAGACAGCGGCGCGCAGCGTACCGATAGAGGTACGCACGACCGCATCACCCGGCAGAATCGCCGTGGCCTCAGACGAGCTGACGGGGTACAGCGCCGTCTGCCCGTGGCCCGGGATGCCCTCTACGGGCATGAGCCCGAAGATGTTGTTAGTTGCAGGCTGAATGTAAGGCAAGTGAACTCCTGTTAAATGTGCGGGTTAGTCCCGCATCGTGCGACCTTCACCCTGCGTGTGGGTGGGATGGGTAGCGTCATCAACCCGCATATACGGGCCAAATTCGCCACGAGCAAAGTCCTCTTTCAACTGACTCTGCTTATCCTTGGCTGATTGAGTCTGCAACGCGACCTTATCTTTCATCTTGCGCTTAACGATGTCATGGTGGCCCTGCCACATCCAACACAAGATGTCACCAGTGGAGCCGCCTCTACGAATATAGCCTTCTGGGCTCTTCATAGAAGAGACACGCACTTTGACACGAGGGTCTGATGCAAGCACAGCCTGCCAATCACGCCAGCCTTCAGATTCAAGCAAGCGAGGGTTAACCCAATGCAGCCGCCACTGAGGCGGGCACTCGACAAAGCGCCGGGCGTCGCTAGCCGTGAATTTCTCATCCACGGTCTCCCACGGGGGAGCGGGCTCGGTAATCTCCATCACAGTGCCATCCTCACGCGTCCAACTGGTCGTACGCGCAGGCGGGTCAATGATGCGGGACGGGTTAGCAATAGTACCTAGTACTTCAGGGCCAGGCTGGGCCTGGCGGTAGTAATCAGAGTTGCCAATGCGTGGCTTCATTGTCAAAAGTCCTCGCCATTCACGAAGCCAGACACGGCTCCGAGTTTGCTCTCACCGCTGTTCTGGCGGGCGAGGAAGCGCTCTTTCGCGCCTTTCGCACGCTGCTCAGGGGTCTTCTCTTCAGGGTGGTGCTTAGACTGCTGAAGCATGCGCCTTGCAAGCGCCGCCTCACCAGGCTTGACAGTCACGGCATCGTTGCGCCTTGGCGCATCGTACCGGGTGGAAGCGCCCATTTGACCAGACTGGGCTGACTGGGACGCATTGCGTCTGGCACTTTCACGAGCCTGCGAGCCCTGCACATACAGGTTGCTCACGAGGTCCGGGCGGTCAGCGATAGCGGTCTTGGCTGCATCAAGCAGCGTCTTTGCATTGGCGGGTTCGCCATTGCGTACCATGGTCTGGTAAGCTTCTTGGGCCAACTTGGTCAGCTCATGGTTGCCATCGTTGAGTACGGGGTACTTGTTAATCAGCACTTGCATCTGTGCAGCAACAGAGTTGTGCTGCTGCTGTACGTGTGAGACTTGCTGCACCTCTCGGCGCGCCTTGATAGCCATATACTCATCGAAGGCGAGACGATCCCCCTGCTGCGCGCGAGCCCACAGAGCTTCCTCTGTGTTCTGCACAGGCTGCTGAGAAGGCTGAGGCTGCTGCTGCTGAGTCTGCTGCTGAAGCAGCAACTGAGCGATTGCATCGAGGCGCTGATTCGTCTCCTGCTGCTGGCGCTCAACCTTGGTAAACTTGCGGTTGAACTCAGCCTGCACGTTCTTAACTGGACGATCATCACCCTCAGGCTTGACGGTGCCTGGTTCCGGCTGTACGACATTGCCAGCGGACGATTCTGGCTGCTCTACGTCCTCGTGCGGCTCGATCATGTGATCCTTTCTTAACTCTGTGTGTTGGCTCGGTCGTTTTCCATGTGTTCACCCCTCACCGGAAGGGCACGTCCAAGCGGGGGCTTGGTGTTGGGGGCGTAGCCTTTGATAGAGCCAGACTTCTTAGGCGCTAGGCCACTGCCTACGTCTACATTGCATTTGGGGTTGCCCGTGGCGCTGAGCGTCTCATTGCAAATCTCATCAGACGCATACATGCGCTTGGTCGCGTTGGGCTTCTTGGAGAGACGCAGGCGCATCACACCGCTGCCAGCCATTACTGCCTCTCCCTTCCAGCAAAGGTCTCGTAGAATTTGTCAATCTTGCAATCGGGCTCAGTGGCATTAAAGTGGCCACTGGGGTTGATGCTAGAGACATTCTTAAACGTGCCCATCTTCACGAGCATCTCATTGCGCTTCTCGCCAATGTCCGCTGAGGGAGTGAGCTGTTCTTTGGTGAAATCGGTCTTGAGCTTAGCCATTAGCAGATCTTATCCCCCGGCCCAAACTTGCTATCAATGGCCGTCTCAGGGTAGCGATACGTGAGCTTCTTCGTGGTGCACGCGCCTGTGCGGCCGTCACCTTTAAAATTCTTCAGCTTATCCGCCTCCTGCCCGCGATAGCCCCCCAGGTCACCTTTCACCGCATTGCCCATGCCCTTGGGGGCCTTGCTGGGCACATAAGGATTGGTGCTCTGCACCGGGGGAGTGAACAGGGTGCCAATGCCGGGGCGGGGCAGGGGGATAGACCCCTGCATCTGCCGCACATCGCTTAACTTCCCCTTCGTGCGTGACTCTTCTTTCTTCAACAGATCGTCTACATAGTCGCCCATTTAGTTATCCCTCGCTGCTTGCGTATTTACGATCACTTCCTGTGGGAGTGCAAGTGCACGGCGCAGCCCCGCCACTACTCCACGCTCATAATCCATATTCGTACCACTCAGCACACGCTCTGTGTGCTCAGCGATCACCTTGTCCATGTAACCCAGGTACACGTCCCAGCCCACTTGCTGCATCATCTCGCGCAAGTGCGCCATGTCGGCGTGCCAGCGCATCAACACTAGCTTCTGATCTTCCACTGATCTCTTCTTTCTCTTCGCAAATTATGCAGCGTAGCCAATTAGGGCCATGGTCAGGATTGAACAACCACCGCCACGAGTGTCTACACTCACTGCTGAGGCGCTCCACTAGGGGGCATGCCTCCGCGCGAGCGATTGCCGGGTTGAGTAGGCTGAGGAGCCTGCTGCCCTTGCTGAGCGTTCACCGCTTGAGGGCCCATCTGCGCCTGGGGGCTTG